TTTACCACTCTAGTCTTGCTACTAATAAAAATTTATTCTTACATTTAGATAATCAAGCAAATATAATTAGTGGAAATGCTGATAATGTAGATCAAGGTGGTATAATAAGTGTAAATAATAATACATGGACAGCTACTGTTGGTGCTTCAAATGATAATAATACGAATGCCGATGGTGTTACTTATATAAGTTATGCCTGGTCTGCTATACCAGGTTACTCTGCGTTTGGATCGTATACTGGGAATCAAGACAATTGGGGCCCATTTGTTTACACCGGATTTAAAACGAAGTGGTTAATGATTAAGCGGACTGATGCTGATCAGGATTGGTTATTAGTTGACGCAGCTAGGAATCCTTACAATCCTATTCAAGGAAGTCTGTACCCAGATGAAGCAACTTCTGAATATACTGGGAATGATCACAGACTACTTTTCCTCTCTAACGGCTTTCAACTTCATACCACTCATGTTTTAAACAATGCGTCTGGTGGTACTTACGTATACTGTGCATTTGCTGAATCACCTTTCAAATTAGCAAGAGCATTCTAACTAATTATTAATTATTAATTATGGGATACAAATACAATGGGTCACGTCTATCTTTAGACGTGGCTTGGAAAGATACAGAGGGTACACAATACCCATCTAATTGGTTGCGTAATTCAACACCAGATAATCGTGCAGCCGTACCTTCAGGAGGTGTTACCTGGGAAACAGACCCACCAAGGTACGACCAATGTTTTTATTGGGGTCCAGGTAAACCTAAAGATATTGCTGACACACCTACTTATGCTTCTTATGATAAAGACGGTAAAGGGGTAGGTGAAGTTACAGGAAATATTCCTGGCTTAAAAACCCAGTGGATTCAACAGCAAAAAGATACTGCTAATTCTCTATTAGCTAAAACAGATTGGCTAGTAACTAGAAAAGCTGAAGCAGGAACTGCTATACCTACAGCACAAGCAAACTATCGTACAGCTGTGAGAACCCAATGTGGTCTCCGTGAAGCGACGCTAAACGCCTGTGCAGATACTGATGCCTTATGTGCAACTATACGCAATACATTAGCTCCTACGGTAGCTGGAACAGTCTCTAATTCTACAGAGAAGTTTGATACTTCTAAAGAAGTTCTTGTAGACGGAAAGTCTCAAGATCCTAAAGTTTACGAATCGTTTGATCCTAAACAATACAACGATATTGCTAACCCTGATCTCTTAGAAGATTGGCCGACGGAACCCAGCTAAAACCTCCTAGTTATCTTCTACCCAATCCTCTTGTCATAGGTCCAACAGAACTACCTAGGCCATCCCTGGATGCGCCTTCAGGTGAGATACCAACGTATCTACCTATGTATGTTGGACCAGGGCTTCTAGAGCCTCCTGAGGGGGTTACATCAGAAGAAGAAGATGCTAACGCTAATAAACCACAGCCAAAGAAAGTAGAGATACCTTTTACTAACTATAGGATGCCGGTACCAGAAGAAGAGATAATGGTTACAGCAGCTACAACTGCTGCTATCTCGGTTGCGGCGACATTGACAGCCACCAGTCTTTTTAAGCAATGCGTAAAGGTATTCAAACCTATCTTTATGCAGCTTGCAAAACGAATACAAAAGAAATTCACCAATGGAGACACCAAAACCAAAGAACCTTCTGGATAAATTAAAAGATGGTATAGATGATAAGGAAGAACAGATACAAATCCTAGGTACATTTGTACGTTTAGGAGTTGTTGTCTGGGCTGGTTTTATTATTACCCTTAACTATGTAGAATTACCAATGATCAAGAAAGGGTCAAGTGGCGATATCACGTTCGTTGCCAGCGTGTTTACTGGTGCATTGGCCACTTTTGGCTTGTCTACTAGTAATTCTAAAGGTAAAGGAAACAATACACCCGTAAATTGTCCTATGGCTAAAAAGAAAGACGAATGAAACGATGGTTAATTCTCTTAGCACTGTTATCCCCCTCCGTGGCAAGAGCAAATACAATTACTCCCCAGTTCACCCAGGGCAGTATGAACGCAACTACCACCACAACTCAAACGGTAAACGAGACCGTGACGCAAAAAGTGTATGGCGGCGAATACAAGCACTGGAGTGGTTCAAACGTAACCCCTTCAGGGGCTATAAGAGATTCCAACACAACCTTTGCAGTAACAAACGCTGGGGCAGACTTCCAGATAGAGACAGTAACCAGGGCAACGGACGCATTGGTAGAACAAATAGACATAACAAGAACCATAACTACCAATGCTACTACTACATCCTTGTCTACCTTCTCACAATAGGATTACCTGTTAGAGCTGAGGATGATACGTATCATAATGCATCACCTAGTAGTACTGCAACAGGCAATGTGACCAACCAAGCAGTGCAATTCCAGAATAATGGTGCACCAAGTAGACAGACAATGGGGAAACAACAGGTAGCCTGTAATGGACCTACTATGACGTTCTCTCCTTTCTGGCTTGCTAGCGAGAATAAACCTTATGATCCTGAAAGCTATGGTAGAGGTTGGAACTATGGAGCACAATTAAACTTCATGGTACCTCTAAATGGTAGCTTAACAGAGCAATGTAAGGCTATGGCTAAGCGGCTAGAAGAAACACTTCGATTAGAGTACGAACTCACACGTGTAGATCGCTGTGCAACCCTCATGAAGAAAGGTTTCACCTTACGTGAAGGTTCTTCATTTGAACATCTATGTCATGATGTCGTACCTATAGTCCTTCAACCTATTAAAGTAAAAGTAAAATGAGTACATTTACAAACAATAATAAAATAACAGCTCCTCTATTAGATGGTCCGAATGATTTAAAACCAGAGGTAAAGACTACTTTTATTAAAACACAAGAAGCAGCAGCAGCTGCCGCAGAAGCAGCTAAAAAGAAAGCTGAATCCGAGTAAACCACTAACCCACTAAACAAATGATCGTATTAATCAAACCTATTCTATTCGCCTTCATTAAGTCTACATCAGTTAAGCAATTGATTGTTGATCTACTTGAGGGGCTGGTTTCATCCACGGAGAATACACTAGATGATAAAGCTGTAGCAGTAATTAAACAAGCTTTATTCCCTGGAGGAAAATAATGGCAGAATCGAAAGAGTATAAAGCTTTTTCTAATAAAGTTAAATCAGCAGCAGGTCAGCCACCTAAAAAGAAAGTTAAAATCTTATTAGATGCAAAAGCCATCTATCCTAAAGTATAATGGAAAAAGTCAGAGTACTTCCTAAGAAGGCTACTGAAGAGAAGTTTAATGAGTTACATAACCTTGTCACTGAAGACTTTCTAAGGAGAGTCCGTAGTGGCGAGGCTACAACTCAAGACTTAAAAGCTGCGTGTGATTGGTTAAAGACTAATGACATCACTGGTGTAGCTTATGAAGGTAGTCCTCTTGATAAATTAAGTAAAATCCTACCCACTGTTGACCCTGAACTCGTGAAGAGGAGAATGTATGGCACCAAAGCGCGCGTCTAATCCTGGTAAAACTTCACGTTATTATCAGTCTGCGAAAGGCCGGAAGTCCTATAATAAGCAGAAGAAGAAACAAAAGAAGATCAATAGTACTGCTGCAAAGAAGCAGTATCGTAGACTATTAGCCCGTAAACGTAGATCTCTAGGTATTATGGGTAAAGGCGGTAAAGACGTTAGTCATAAGAAGAATCGTCTTAAACTTGAAATACCTAAAAAAAACAGAGCCAGAGGAGGGGCTAAACGTAAGTAATTATGGCCGAAAAAACACATCC